GTTTCAGACCCAGTAGCCGTCTCAGAAACTGCGTTACCAAAGATTACCCCGCCAGACACAGAGTCCAGGGCAGCAGCAAGCTCGGCTACGCTACAACTAAAGGTAACAACAGAAGACACAGAATCCGCTGCTTGAGCGGACTCCGAGATTGAAGCAAGTACAGAGGCTAGAGAAGCAACAGAGTCTGAAGCCTGAGCAGACTCACTCACACTGGGAGCGTAGATGCCCCCAGTGGTTGAAAACGGGAATCCAGAGAACGGTGAAAACCCGAACACATTAAACTGCTTCTAACTGCGACTCTTCAAACCAGCGCTGTTGGGCGTTGCCATTGGCATCGGTCCAGCTAATAAGGTAAGAAAACACCCCATCTTCGCTCATACGGAGAGCCTCAACTTCGCCTTGCGGCACCACGGCGACCAGACGAACCTCCTGGCCTTTAGCAAATTTAGTAGCCATTTTTAGTCCTTACGCAGCGTCAAGGCTGAAGGTGTAGGTTACGTTCAGGGTATCGCCAGACACAACCGAGCGATCACCAGGGGCCTGGAAGTCAGAAGCCGAGAACAGAACGCCAGAAGTACCAGTAGCAGCGTTACACAGGAAAGCACCAGCGATAGTGGCAGTACCAGTCATGCTGAACTGAGCGGGAGAACCGGAGTTGCTGATAACCGAAGGGTCGGCAGTGGTAGCATTACCAAAGGTCACAGCCTTGCGGTTGCCAGTGTAGTCAGTGTTCTCGGTCCAGCCAGCGTGGGAGGCCAGGGTATCGCCAGCGGCAATAGTGGTGCTTGCACTAGGACCGGTAATCAGGCCGAGGTACCAAGCAGCCGTATAGGAAGAACCGGTGAAGTACTTGGTGTTCATGTCATCAAGGCCCTCGTTGACCACGAGGTTGTGGGACTTGTCTTCCCATTTCAGGTTGCCGTCTTTGTCAAAGCACTGGATAGTGTAGACGCCGCCAGCACTAGCTTTATTGGTAAGCATTTGAAACTCCTTTACGAAAGTCTAATAATTGCCGACGTATTTGTAGCGGCGGGGAATTGAACGGTAAACGTCGTTGTAGACGTTTTATCTGAACCAAAGTCTAAAACACATACAGCACCATTTGCACCTGTTTTATAAATCAAGGCCCCCCTGGCGGTAATAGCTGCAGACCACGACACGTTTGCAAACGTCACAAACGAAATGCCACCAGAAGAACTGACCGTGGGCGTAAGAACCGACCCACCAGCGGAATATCCAGATGCAACAACCTCACCGGTCGTCGTGTACGCCGTGGTATCAGCGTTTAGCGTAGCCGAGTTGGTGTACAGGGCGATATAGAACGTGCCTGTATCAAACGCAAAGTCCCCGTTTAGCAAACCGGTTTTGAAGACTGTGCAGGTGTAGTTGCCGGTGAAAGCCACTATCTAACTCCATTATTTTGAGGAAGTGGCGGCACCCGTGCTTGTCCGCTACGGTAGGCATCGCTCCGCTCCATACCATCACCAAGGCGTTTAGCCAACGTCAGTGCCTCGTTGTAGCGACCAAGATAGTTCTGGATAACGTCGGCCTCGCCCTTCATAAAGGTATAGGCCTCTAGCAACGAGCCATATAGCAACACTGAGTCAAAGTTGTCACCAAGCCAAGTTGTGCCGGAAGCAGCGGTCGTAATTGACTCTGGGTAGTAGTAATAGTGGAGTTCTACCGAATAGGCTGCGTTTGGAGTTGGACCCAGAAGAAAGGTCAACTCGTTGGTGATATTTGGAGGGGAATCATTAGTCGTTGTCGGTCCAAACAAAGCGTAGTACGCGGGCAGCCCAGTGCTTGTTGGCGTTGGGTAGCACTCACGAATGAAGTTCACGTCTTTGTTTAGCAAGTAACTATAGACACCATCGCCATCAATCACCGCCATCGAGTAAACGGCTAGAAAATCGCTTGGAGAAGACAAGTACTTGTTATTACTAGAAGTAGTACCCGTTACGTTTTTGCGGAGTGACGGAAACTGAACCGAATTATAAATCCGCTGTTCGGCTTGCTGAATAAACGTATTGATCTGTTCTGTGCTGGTAAGCGTAGCCGTGCCGGTACCGGCAACGTCGGTAAACGCTGTATTTGGGAAGTCGTTTTCACAATATCCCTTGATCGTCTCGAACAGAGTGGAGTAGTTCATTTAGGCAAGTTTCTTGCTGGAGTTAGTACCCTTTGTAGCAGCGCCGGTACCCCTGGTTTTAACTGTCTGGGTGTTAGGGACGTTGTTTGGGTACCCCGACGTGTTAGGAACAGGGACGGGTTTTGGCTGTTTGGATTCCATTTCATCTACCCCTCGAAGAAGAGCGCTGATTCATGACTTTGGCCATACCACGACCATATTTTTTCATGTCGAGGTTTGTCTTACCACCTTTAGCCATTTTAGTTGGCTTTTTGCCGGGGTGCATGTTGGCTTCATGCTTACGAACTGCGGTTTTTGCGTCCATGATTGCTCCTAAGAAGTTGCTACAGTTACAGTACCAAGTTGTATGCCAAGTGCCAAGTTATTTGGCGTCAATCCATCATCGTCAGCCCTCGATCCACCTACTGGGGCCCAGCCCCATTGGATCTGTCGACTTCCTTCTGTGGGGGTTCCGACCCCAGCCACAGTTGGGCTATCAGTAGCCAGTAATTGTAGCCCGTTGTTACCGGCAACCACATACGTCGTATCGCGTCTTGGATCTCGAAGGGCTTGGGGATCATTAACCGGATACAAACCCAAAGATAGTTGGGGCTGGTCTGGTTCCCAACACTCATTACAGACTTTAATGTTGACATTTTTAGTCTTGATAATGAGCGTTTTTAAGTCTTTTAGTAAGTATTGAAACCCACATCGATCGCACATGGCGATCGCAATACGACCAGAAGCAAACGGGGTGGTCATTAGTAGCCCCCACTACCAATAAAAAACTCGCGGGGAACAAACCGAACCGACGCCTTTTCGCGGTCTTCGCCAGCCGCTAGGTTCCACTGTTCTTCGTAAGCCAGTTTAAGAATCTCAGTACGCTGTTCTGCACCGGGAATCTTCATTGACAGGTGGTAAGCCAGACCGGCTACAAGGCAGGGGAGAAGTCTAAACGGGATATCTTGTGTAGCCGAACCGCCAGTTCCGGCATCTTGGATTCGTTTCATGCGCCAATACACAAATGTATATTGGTCTCCGGGGCTGTTTGGGGTTGGCCAAACATAAATCTTGGGATAGTTTATTCCAGTACTTGGTTCTGTAGCACCGGACTGCCTGTCAATCCAAACTTGAATTGGTCGTCCCTGTGCGGTTTTATTTGGAATAGTAGCGTAGGTAGAGACACTAATCCGGTTAATCGTAATATCAGATTGGGTTTCTCCTGACCCGGTACGGATTACTTGTTCTAGCAAATCAATGGTGTCAACAGGCAGGTTGTAGCTTGCCTGCCCAGTGACCATGGGAATTGAGCCTTCTTCAATGGTCCAAAGGTTAATCCCCCGGTTAGCCCACTCAATAGTAAGCAAGTTCAAAGACCGACGTGCGGTCTTGAGGTCATAACCCGTGCGCAACTCAGAACCGCATCGCTCGAACGCCTCTTCTACGATGTCGCGCAGTTCTAAGTTAAAACTGGTTGTACCAGATGTAGTCATTTCATTCCCATTCAAACATCAAACGGAGGACAAACAAATCTATTACAAAAATAGGCTTTGCATCTTCCGGCATTCTTTGAATCTCAATCCCCAACATCATTCCAGATATGAAATAGAAGGAGATTGAGAGCCCATTCATTTTTGTTCCTTTAGCGCCTCAACTTGGGCACGCAATCTGGCAATTTCTTCGTCGCGCTCCTCAAGTTTTCTAATCAGCCCCGCATTCATATCGCCCCACAAGGCTGCATGTGCCATGCGTTCTTTGTGATCTTCCAGCATCACCTTAAAGAGCCTTTCAGACGCCTCAATTTGTACTTGAATAAAATCTTTCACTTTTAGCCCCCCATCTTTCTATACGGAGCAACCTTTTGAGCCACGGTTTTAGGTTGTTTAACAAACTGCTTGCCTGCTGCTTTACCTGCTCTTTTTGCCCTAGTAGTCGCCGCATATTCTGCGGAGGATAAATTTTTAATCGCCGCTGCTGGAAGGTATCTTTCTCCTGTAGCCTTCGGTCCTTGCGTAGACGGCTTGCCGCTTTTGGTACGCCACTTTTGGGCCGTCCACGCCTTAAGACTTTGCTGCGGTTTCTTTAGACTTGCCATGTGTAGCCACCTGTCTAACTTCTCGTACCACAATTGCAGCCGCCAAAATCCATTTAAAGACATTTCCGTCTTTTAGTGGGTTGTATGTTGGGTACCGAGACAGCTTCATTTCATCTTCTTCAACGTTTCAGCCAATCGTGCACGTTGGCCCATTTTACCGGGCTTCTTTGCAGCGGCGGCAAGTTTCTTAGCTGGAATCTTTTCCCCAGACTTAACGCCCAAAGACTTCTTCAGCGCGCCAGGCTTTTTAATCGCAGACTGAATCCACTTAGTCGCGCCGCCTTTTTTGTAGACTCCACGCCCTTTTAAAACGTCTGCCTTAGTGACTTCGCCGTCATTATTTAGGTCAGGAAAACTTTTAGCCATGATTAGTCCTTATAGCCGCCACCAGCTTTTTTGTACTGCATCGCCAGCATCTGGGCTTTGCGTGCGGACCACTGTCCTGGCGCACCGCCCTTCCCTCCAGCCTTGATCTTTTCAAACAATGTTCTACGCATGCCGGGTTTGGTGTAGTTCCCCGCCTCGTTTACGCGAGACTGACCACCTTGGGAGTAGATGGCAACAGCCAAGTCCCCGTCTTTTTTCTTAACGGTCTTGGCTGGCTTCATAGCCTTCGGCAGTTTTTTGGGGTTCACATCCCCCATGCCCCGGCACGCACGCATTATTTGCAGGCCTTTCCGCCCATTTTCATCAGAACTTTGCCACGGGTTTTGCCACGTTGAGCAACGCCGTCAGCAGCCTTGCGGTAGCCGGTCGAGCCGCCCGTCGACATTTTCTTGGCTTTGCCGCCGTACTTCATACCGGCTTCAGCCATTTCATGCTTAACCATGGACTTAGGAGCGCCTTTCTTTTTCATGAAAGCCACTTCCTTCTTCATCATGCCTTTAGACTCTTTCATTTCAAATTCCTTTCCAACAGATTGAGGGACGCCCACCTTCTTAGCAAACTTGGGCGAGTGAGCGACCGCCCTCATAAACTTTTCTTGCTTGGCTGATACGGATGGCATCAGACAAACCTTCCTTTGGTTTTACCTTTGGTAGCGCAACCATCAGCGCGTTTAGAGGCGGAAGAAACAGAGCCACCACCAGCATATTTTTTAGCCCCGGTTTTGGCTTTAACTTTTCCGCCTTTTTTGTAACCTTCGTCTTTAAGCCCCTCACGCATACCCCGTTTGTATGCAGCGCGCTCTTCCATACCCAGTTTTCCGGATACATACGCATCTGCATCGTCAAATTTGTCGCCAATAAACTGACCTGCTCTTTTTACGTAGGTCAGGGGGGTTCCAATTCCACCCGATCCGGCGGCTTCTTTCTGTCGCCTACGACCAATTTCACGCCCAAAATCACGACTTTCAGCCTCCACATAGTCGATTCTTTTTTGGCGTCCTTCAAGATAATCTTCGCGGTTTTTAAAATCATTAACTACTTTTTCAATTTTTTTGAGATCTTTGTCTTTGGTGCTTGCCATTTTATTTATCCTTTTGAAATAAGTCGGTCAATTTTTTCTTCAAGGCGATTAAACCTTGCGTCAATGTGCTCAGTAATTCGTTGAACTTCTTCTTTAGTAACGTGGTCACGGGCAACCTCCACACGGGTATCGTTAAGTTTTTGTTCAATCTGATCTAACTTCTTAAATTTTTCTTGGGCCATATACCAAACCACCATGAAAAATGCGGATACTAAAGTTAGCGCTGCGTTCCATACAAGAGCAAAAATGTCCATGTCAGCACTTCCATGCGCGCAATGATTTATTGATACGGCTATTTGGATCGTTCGCTGTCTTCGCCGAAGTCAGCTTCTTCTTCATCCCTGTCATTCGGGCGCAGAACGACTTCTTTCGGGCTCCACCTTCCGGCTGTGGGGCTTTCAGTCCCGGCTTGCCTGGATTGGCTTTGTTGTAAGAAGCACGCCCTTTGGCGTTCAAGCCGCCTTTGGGATTCTTGCCTTCTTTGCGCTGCCATGCTGGGGTCTTGGCCACTATGCGGCCTCCTTATTAGCATCAATAGGCTTGAGGATTGGGTACAAAAAGTCGTTCCCAAAGTCCCCTTCAAACTCATGCATGCCCATGTGGCCCAGTTTGATGGTTGGGTCAATCCAAACTGTGAAGCCATGCTCACGGGCACGGTCACAGAACGTGTAGTCTTCTCCGATGTAGCCTTCGGGGGTGCATTGGAAGTCAAAGAACGCCTGCAATACTTTGCCGGTGTTCTGATCCATGTACTTCCACTCAGGATGCTCTTGGCGCAAACACTCAAACACGTCCCGACGGACCATCATAAAGCCCGTACCAACCCGTTTAGCCCGCACCAGGCCCATTTTGTCCATGGTGAGGTCGCCCTTTTCATCTTGATCCAGCATTGAGAAAAAGACTTTCTCGGACTTACGAGCAGCGCCGATACCGGCAACGATGGGTTTGGTTGTGTTCCATGCCATAAGCCGGAAGATGTCATCGGCGTTAAAGCACATATCTGAGTCGATCATCATTAAGTGATCACACCCAGACTCAAGGAATTGGTCCGCGATGATGTTACGCACGCGGGAGACAACAGAGCATCCAGACACATTTGAAATCTGTATCTGAACGCCGTGCTGCTGGGCTTTTACACAAAACTCAGCCAGCGAAATAGCCAGTTTTACACCAACTTTAAAGTCATAGGCCGGAAGGCCAATGAACAGTTTGCGTCCGGCTAGATCGTATGCGGCTTCGGTTTGCATAATTATCCGTAGATCAAAGTAATCGATGTGGTATTGGTGATCGTGCCATGCAAGTTACTCTCGCACAGGATCCCTTCACCGGGCATCGGGAAAATGACATAACCAGCCGTTGTCGATGCGGGCGTGTTTAAAGTCATTAAGATGGTGCCAGAAGCTCCATCTTCGCGGATAACAACTGATCCAGCATTTGCACCATTGATTGTATAAATCGTTTTTATGCGTGCACGCTGGATGTTATTGTCTCCCTGATCCTTAAAGTTACCCGTCGACGTTAGCGGCTTAGTCGCTAGTACATCATATTGCATCGTCGGCATTTGTGTTCTCCGTTTCTGGCGCTTCTAACCGATTAATTAGCATCTTGTACGCCGTGATCGTGGCTTGGGCTTGAATCAAAAAGACTTGCGCCTTATTCAATTCTTGCTCCAAGTCACGGA